AACACACCTTCAATAAATTCCTTTTCTGTCTCATTAATCCATGTAGGTATCATCAGTTCTATCACCACTGCTTTCCAGAATAGTCCAAGTGTTTCTCGTTTCTTGTCGTAGTAAGAGTTTACTGAGTTGCCAAGCAATGCACCAAGTCTGAATGGTGTACCTGAAGCCATACTCTCTCCAGTGGCTACTTCAAAGGTAAAGGAACGTTGATTTGAGTTCTCCTCTAATAGTTGGTCTGTTGAGTTGTAGTCTGCACTTGCTCGGTTGCTCGTGTCGATTCTCCACATAGCATTGGGATTTGATAGCTTTCATACATCGCCATCTCTAACTTGCATTGATAGGTTATTGACTAGAGTATCATCTGATGAACCAAAGACATTCTTTGAAGCCCATGCCAATCCTTTCTTGCGTAAGTTAAACACCATGTTTCGTGCTGCTTGGTTGTCTATTTGCTTCTCAATCTCACCGATACCTAACCATCTACCATCTTGTCTTGCGTAGTGTCGTTCAACATAAGGACATTCTGTTTCTTCCATAAATAGTAACGCACCACCAGTTTTTCCATCCTTCGACTTGTCTAATGTAACTACTGTTAAACAGTAAACTGCTTCGTCATCATCTTTGTCTGACTTACCACCTTTTGATTTGTAGAATGAAGCTGGAACAAATCCATATCTCTCGTAAACAGTCGTCTTGTCGTTCCATTTAAGTTTAAGGTCTGACAAATCCCAATCCTTGTATTCAATCAATTCGTGGATGTTTAGGTCTGTGTGTTCCTCAATAACATAACTTGCATCTTCAAGACATTTTGCGTCTTGTTGGTTGCGTAGCTTTGAAAGGGGAATAATCTCTAATTCTTTACCGATTCTTTTGGCTACGATAGTTCCATATTTAGGGAATCTATCTACTGTGTCGTTAATCTTATCGGATAACCCGTTGTCCTTAGCCCACCTCTTGAACTTCTTGCGAGCTATGATTGCTCCGTATTCTGGTTGTCCTTCTTCTGGAACAAAGTTAAAGTTCTTCACGTCAATGTCGATATTCTTACTAGCTACTTCCTTTCGGAATGATGCTGTATTTAAATAGAACTTAGTCTGTCCTTCCTTGTCCTTTTCTCCATTTATAAATTTGGAGTTATCTACGAACTCAATATTCTCTATTGTTTCCCATTGTGAATAATCAAAACCACCCTTAGTTATTCCATCTACTACTGCTGAACCTATCTTGACCTTTTGTGTAAAAAAGTCATCTAATTCTTCCTTTACCTGTTGGAAGATATTAAAATTATTGTTATTGCTCATGTATAAAGTTGTTAATGATGACTTAATTATAACACATTTCAAAATGTACTATTTGTAATCCATATTATCTATACCCCTTTCTTTCATTGGTCTATTGATTAAAGCCATCAATGGGTCAATGTTCTGTGTTTCTCTAGTTGGTTGTTCTAGTTCAAAGTACATTCTCATTATCATACAGTCAGCAAGGTCTGGTGAACGATTTATCATTTCTTTTTGCTTTTCCTTTGATTCTATCTCAAGTTTACCTTCTCGGTCTGGGTCTTTTCTTTTAAGTGTGGCAAGTTCTTCTGTTAAAGATTCCTCGTTTTCCTTATCACAGTCTACTCTTACTTTGTGGTCATTTACGAAGTCGGCAAGTAGATAAGCACACTGGCTCTTTAAGTTGCGGTAGTTGTCTGGATTACCCGTTAATCTATTGGGGAACGGCACACGATTAGCCATAAAACCCTTTATACCCCTTACCACGTCAACCACACCACCACCTATACCATCTTCATCGGCTATTGCGTGTGAGTATGGTATGTGTTCACTTCTCAAAGCTTCCTTTATTTTGTCAGAGATAATATCTATTCCTTGTTTGGTAAATGTCTCTATCTTGTAGCAGTAAAATCCTTTCCAGTAAGTAAAGACTGACCTATCACTTCCCATTCTTGCGATGTCAGCAACAAAGTATTTCTGTTCACTTGGTTTAATTGTGTTTGTATATATATCGGTAATGCTGTCGTGAGACATCAAAGCGTTGTCGTCATCTGCATAATCCCAATTACCATACATCAAACGTTCTTTCATCACTCTATCTCGTATTTGTTCTAGTTGTTTACCATACTCTTCTGCTGTGTGTTGGTTATCAGAGTATAGTGCCTGAATAAAAGTTGCATTACTTGGCAAACTTCCCTGTTTCCACGGCTTATAAAATTCTGTGTAAGTCCAGTTCTTCTTAGGATTTCCTGTAATGAGCATGGTAGGTCTCAAACCAAACTCTTTATTCATGTGGCGACCAATACGAGATTTAAGCACATCAAATGCAAGATAGTTTACTTCTCCAGCTTCTTCTATCGCTCCATCGGTGTACTCCAAAGACCCAAACCTTTCGTATAGTGGGTCGCTGGGTATCATCTTAATATCTAGTAGGTCTATTCTACTTCCGTTCTTAAATTCAATGTAGTTGTATTGTCCATTTAACTTCCAATCGTCTTGGGGTATCTTGTGGTGCTGACACACCTTAGTCCAAGTAACATAGGTAGATTGCATTAACCTTTTTAGTTCCTCTCTTGCTATGAATGAACGATAGCCAGGATAGAGATATGCTCTAACTAATCGTGATTCACAAATAAGCCAAGACTTTCCACCACCAGCAGAACCACCAAAAAAGATAGTATCTATCTCTGGGTTAGCTAGGGCTTGGTAAGCTTCATACTGCTTCTGTGTCGGTTGTAATGTTATCTTTGACATTTGGAATTATCATTTCAATACCCGTTACCTTTATTGCCCCACCTTCCTCTCCCGTATGTTCCTGTCGTTGTGCAAATTCTGATTTAGCTTTTCTTTCAAGATACCATTGAGATAATGGTTTATCACCATTATTTATAGCATTTACTATATTTTGTCTTGCTTGATATTTCACCATATCTTTAAGTGCTTCCTTTCTCTCCGAAAAATCGGGGTTATCCTGACAATACGCATAGAATGTTGAACTTGAAATATTGGCTAAAAATATAGCTTCTTTGTCACTTGCACCATTCAAAAATGCCTCCTCTAGTTTAGAGATTGTTTCTGGAGTCATAATTGTTGGTCTTCCTACTTCCATTGTGGTCTTTTTTTAGTTTTACATTTAGCCATGTTATTTCTTTTTACTCTTACCCGCTGATGCAAAAGCAATAGCGATTATTTGTTTTCTACTTCGTGGAGTTCCTTTGTTTCCTTTTGCTTCGCCTTTTTTCATATTATCTCTATATAACTCTCTTATATTTTTTTGAACATTTTTACCTAGTGGCATTGTATTAAAGTTAGTTGTTAATTACCTTATATTATACTTGATTTAATCTCTTTAGTCTAGTTTTTTCCCTTCTCTGTGCGTTTATCTTGTCTCTATTAGCCCTTGCTCTAGCCAAAGTCTGTATTCTATGTCGTTTTGTCTTACAAACATAACAAGTATAACCAGTTATTCGTTTATACTGTGTTATTCCTGTGATAGGTTCTCCACATAATTTGCAGGGTTCTGTGTATTTGTTCATAGTTTTACTGTTTTGTAATAGGCAAGTAGGTCTGTGTAATGGTCTATTGCTTTCACTGTTATATTTCTATCCTGTTCTAGTTTGTCCATGAAATCCCTGCCTTCTTCTTTTAACATTCGTTTGTATGCTTCTGCACCCATACCACCATGATTGATGTTGCAATTATAGCACTGAAATCTTAATACTCGTAAATCATACTTTAAATAAGCTCCTAATGTTGATTTTGGATATGGAACATGACCCAGTTGACAATTGCTTCCTTGCAAATTCTTTGCTTTACATGTGTAACAGTCATTCCCATATTGTTCTCGGATTATTCTTCTGCACTCTTGCCAAAGTTCCCTCTGAATTACTGAAATCTTTTGTTTACTCTGTTTCTTCAGTGTTGTTCGTTTCATTTGCTTCTTGGTTATAATCTTTCAATGAACCCTCTTGGTCTAGTTGATTTAGTGCCGAAAAGTTGTCGCCAAAATAGGCAGTCCTCTTAATTTCATCTATTGCAAATTTTTTAGCTAACTCTGTATATGTGTTTAGTTCTTGCATCTTGTCAAAATCTAGTAGGTCTTTTGCATTCATAAGTTAAGTATAAACAAAAAACCACCCTTATTCAAGATGGTTCTGTGTATAACTGTTGATAAGTCCTAGTATATTACTTTAGTGTGGACAATCTCCCCGTTCACTCGGTATACAATCGTTTCTTTTGGCTTGTCCTTTAATCTATAAATATAATCCCCGTCTTTCCACTCTGCGTCTATGTTCATTCCGTCTTTGCGTAAATCACATACAATAGCCCCCAACCTTGAGATAAACATTCGTAGTGCTTCGTTACGGGTTACTTGCCCGTTAGTTCT